TTCTGCGGGAATTATTGATATGCCGAAGTTGGCTAGTTTTGTACTTCAACAAGGGTTTGGTATCCGTTCGGGTGCTTCGTTCATTATTCAACCACAAATGCCAGCACAGCAAATAACTCCACAGGGCACTCCACCACCAGAGGCAATGATGCCACCTGAAGGAATGATGCCACCACAAGGTGGTATGGCTCCTAGTGAGGCTGGCGTAGAACAAATGGGTGGCGGGGAATTGCCACCAGAAATCTTGGCGTTGTTATCACAGCAAGGTGGAATGCCGCCGGGAATGTAACGAATAAACCCTATCAGTAGAGCAACCCACGGAGGACTCTTAAATGAGCGATATAAATAGCAATGAAATCACAACCGAAGAGACCCTAGAAGACCTAGGACAATCTCAAGAAGTTGCGGATGTAGTTGATGCCCTTACAGCAGAAGAGATTGACCTTCTCCCTGTAGACGAGTTTGGAGACAAATATGTTTCTGTGCTAGTCAACGGAGAGGAAGTTAATGTCCCTCTGAAAGAGGCGCTTTCTGGATACCAGCGTCAAGCGGACTATACCCGCAAGACACAGGAACTCAGTGAGCAAAGGCGACAAGTACAATTTGGAGTCGCTTTGCAAGAAGCCTTGCAAAACGACCCTTCTGGTACTTTGGCACTTCTTTCACAACATTACGGTGTTGGACAGACAACTTCTGAAGAAGAAGACCTGTTCATGGACCCAGTTGAAAAGCAGTACCGACAGTTGGAACAACGTATTCAGGCTTTTGAACAACAAAAGGCTATGGATGAGTTGGAAAGAACTGTCCAGACGCTTCAAACCCGATACGGAGCAGATTTTGATGCCAACGAAGTTGTAGCCAAGGCGTTAGCCACAGGTTCAACAGATTTGGAGTCAATCTACAAGCAAATTGCGTTTGACCGTGTTTATGAGCAGAGTCGTTCAATTCGTGAAAATGCTGCAAAGCAAAACGAAGTGAAAAACAAAGTTACAGAAGCAAAACGTCAAGCATCAGTTGTGAGTAGTACTAGCACAGCAAAGTCTGCAGATGTATCAGCAAAACCAATCACATCATTGCGAGATGCTTTTGAAGCCGCAAAACGGCAACTAAACGTCTAGCGTTCTATTTAAGGAGAAATCATCATGGCATCAGCCAACAGTAACTTTGACCAGTTGCTCTCAACCACCCTTGCGAACTACCGTTCGCAACTTACCGACAACGTGTTCACAGCACGTCCTTTGACCTACAAGTTGATGGACAACGGTCGTATTCGTATGCTTAACGGCGGTACGAAGATTGTTGAACCACTCATCTACGGCAAGAACTCAACTGTGGCTTCATACAGCGGATACGATTCGCTGTCATTGGCACCACAAGAGGGAATCTCGGCTGCTGAGTACGAATGGAAGCAGTACGCTGCATCCATCGCAATCAGCGGTATTGAAGAAGCCAAGAACAACGGTGAACAAGAAATCATCAACTTGCTCGAAGCCAAGATTATGCAGGCTGAAGAGTCAATGCGTGAATCTTTCAACTTGATGTTCTTTTCTGACGGAACTGGCAACAGCAGCAAGGACTGGAACGGCCTTGGAAACTTGGTTGAATCCGGCAACACTGTTGGTGGAATCAACTCAGCAACTTCAGGCAACGAGTTCTGGCGTTCATATGAAGAGAACACCGCAACTGCGTTGACTCTTGCACAAATGAGCACCGCTTACAACAGCGTTTCGGTTGGTAATGACCACCCAGACACCTTGTTAACAACTCAGACCTTGTTTGAGAAGTACGAAGCATTGCTTCAGCCAAACCTGCGTTACACCGACACCAAGACTGCAGATGCTGGATTCCAGAACCTGTTGTTCAAGGCTGCTCCTGTAATGTACGACGTGCATTGCACCGCTGGCGTGTTCTACTTCCTCAACACGAAGTACCTCACCTTGGTTGGTCACAGCAACAAGTGGTTCGCTCAGACGGACTTCATCAAGCCAGAAGACACCGATGCTCGCTATGCGCTCATCATGTGCTACGGCAACTTGACCTGTCGCAACCGTGCGAAGCAGGGCAAACTCACGGCAAAGACCGCCTAAGACCACTAACTAACAAGGAGAAAATGAAATGCCACTATTAGCAAATGACACACAGGGCGCAGTAACACGTAAGCGTCTTGAAGAATGGGCAGCAAAAGAGGAGAAGGTAACTGTTGTTGCCGCCACTGATGCAGCAACCGTACAGGTAGCAGCAACTCTTGCTGGTGCAGCACAAACTGTGTACACCATGACACCAACAGCAAGCCGTACCTTGACCACACCAACTGGTGCGGAACTTGGTGCAGCGTTCACAGACGAAGGTGTCGGTTCAAGTTTCCGATTCACCGTCGTTAACGTAGCAGCAGCAACCCACCCAATCGTGGTAACTGCTGGTGCTTCTGGTGTAACACTTGTTGGTGTTGCAGCAACCTTCTCGGTTGCAGCAGCATCATCAGCATCGTATGTTGCGGTTTTCACTGCAGCAAACACGGTGTCAATCTACCGAGCATAAGTAATTGAATCGGGGGAGTGGGCATTTCGGGCTCACTCCCCTTTTTCAAAAGGAGCAATAATGCCTTACAAGTATTCAATTCTTTCTAGCCATGCGGATGCAACTCCTAAGGCTGGCACAAAGACTTCTACCTACCCGCCAACTAAGGGTGGTAAAAGCAAGAAGCAATCAAAATCAAAAAGTAAGTACTAGGAGAATAATCATGGCTATGAAGAAAGCAGCCTCAAAGAAGGCAGCAACAAAAAAAGGTGACGAACCAGTACGTGTGGGTCGTGCAAAAGAACAAAAAGTAAAAGGTTTCATTGAAGACCCTGTTGGTTGGAGTGATTCAAAAGTTTTTAGAGGTGTTCGATCAGCCCGTGGTCTTGGTTATCAGAAAGATGCTTTGATGCGTGTTCCGAAAGATGCTCAGGGGAAAAAAATTAGCAAACAAGCAACTAAAGAAGCAAAAGAATTGGTTGCATACGGAAAGAAAAAGTATGGAACCAAATTTGTTGTTTCAATTAGTCCCGACGCTGGAGCATATATCAGCAAGGCTGGCGCAACACTTAAAGGACAGAAGGCTCAGTCTGCACGTATGACTGCACAGGCAAAGGCTTCTAAGAAAAAGAAGTAGTCCACATTATCCCCACCGAAAGGTGGGGATATGTAACAAATTGGGGTAGTTGTATATGAAAAACGCCGTACCTGCCCAATCTTATTACGGAACACCAGTATCTGGGTTCCGCCTAGCCCCAACAGCGGGAGCAAAGATTGCTCCTCCATCTGCGCCGTATGTAGGTCGCAACCGCTGTATAGCCAAAGAGGATACCTGTGAAGGCCCAAAGGCACGGGGCACGGACTATTGTATCGGTCATCTCAGGTCACAAGGTGAGGCTAAATGAGCATTACTCTGACACAACTTCGCACCCAAGTTAGGAATATGGCTGACCTTGATGAAGTGGATTTGCCTGACTCTATTGTTGACCAGTTTGCTCGTGAGGGGTTTCAACGAATCTACTCACTTGAGCGAAGGTGGCCGTACCTTCAAGAGACTTACACCTTTGACACTGTAATTGGTCAACGTGAATACACAATCTCTACAATTGGTGACATTCGTGAGATTATCTCAGTTGTAGATTCGAGCACATCTGGTAATCGTCTAACTTTGATTGATTACAACCAAGCAGAGGACATTTGGCTTGGTAATACGGATGTGCCATCACGACCATACTTTTATTCATTTTGGGATAAGAAAATTCAGTTTTGGGCTAAGCCTGATGCCGTGTATCCAATAACCATTCGTGCTTTTAGGAACCCGGTATACACATGGTTGACTAACACATCTGAGACCATTGACCTTGATGAATGGTTCCATGCTTTGTTGCCCTATTTTGTGCTAGCCCGTGTGTATCAGCGTCAAGAAGATGCACAGTTGTCGCAGATGTACATGAACTCATTTGAAGAGGGTGTTGGACTTGCTCGCCGTGACTTGATGAAAGCATCAAGTGCACAGCCAGTTATTATGTCTGCTGGTCGTCAGTATCCTACTATGCGTCGCTGGTTGCAGACGCTTGGGGCGACTCTTGGACAATGAGCAATGTATCTGTTGAACGCTACGACGACTTCACTGGTGGTCTAAACCTTAGGGCAGACCAGTTCCAGTTGGCTCGCAATGAGTCTCCTGACATGTTGAATGTTGAAATTGACCCTCGTGGTGGTTTGTTTACTCGTGGTGCTATGCGTGAGATTAACTCTACGGCTGTGTCTGGCACATGGGCACCGTATAAGTTGCATCCATTTTATGGTGCAACTCCACGGGTGATGCTGTCAAGTAGTACGAATGTTTTCCATTCGACTGGTACAAACTTTACACAACTTGCTTATTCTTCTGGTAATAACATTGTTGCTTCAAATGCTAATGGTGCTTCTTTTGCTAACTGGGGTGCACAACTTTATATTGCCACTGGTCATGATGGTACACAGGGTTATGTTTGGGAAACTGGTGACACATACGCAACTGCTATTACGGCGTTGACTGGTTCAAACTGGAACAACAACTACAACTCCCCATCAAGAAATAGGTTTCCAAAATGCGAACACATCATTGTTCATGCAAACAAAATGTTTGCTGCATCAGTTGATGATGGTGGAACAAATCTTAAGAACAGGTTGCATTACTCTCATGAGGGTGAGCCAAATGACTGGGCTGAAGATGATTACTTTGACTTTCTTGGTGGTGGTGATGGTATAACCGGTCTTGCTGTTTAT